GTACTGATTCCCTGTGGCATTTCGCATTTCCTTTACGATTCGCATCGCTTCGTGGAATAGACCGGACCGTTCGCCTGCCAGCCCGGCACGCTTACCGGCGACCGAGAGGTCTTGGCATGGTGACCCGAAAGTGAGCAGGTCGACTGGCGGTAGTTCTGCCCCGTTGACGTGACGAACGTCGTCCCATTTCGGCACGGTTGGCCAGTGGCGTAGCAACACCTGCCGACAATGTTTGTCCCATTCAACTTGGAACCGGCAGTCGTAACCGGCGGCATCTAGACCGAGGTCAAACCCTCCGACACCTGCAAAGAGTGAGCCGTAGGTGTGGGTCACCAGCCGTTGCCTTTGGCGATCGCCACGGCGGCGTCGAGCAGCGCGGCCTCGGAAATCATGTTGAACCCAACGCGTCTCGCGGATCTTCCAAACGCCCGCGCAAACGCAAATAGTCGTTCACGGCTTTTTCTGGGTCAAGGTCGCTCATAATGACCTCGGCGAGTGTTCTTGCGACGAGGAACCACGCAGCGCGTTCTTCTTGAAGCCTCTTTATTTCACTCACCAGCCGAGCACCTTTGCGGCGAGGATGCCACCGACGACGACGCCGTAGAAGAATCCGACGGCGAACACGAACCACTGGTAGCCGTAGTTCATGCGCGCGCCTTCATGTAGTCGATGACCTTGGAGGCTTGGGCCGCCGTCAACTGCGACACCAGCACAGGGGTGCCAAGCGCCTCGTCCACTTTGGCTTGGATGTCCTCCTCGGTCTTGATGAGCTGCGCGAACATCAACTTGCGGAGAAACGTCTGCTGCGATTCGGTGGCTGGGTTACCCGACCCGGCAGCGGGGGCACCGCCGAATCGGGCAACCTTGCCCATTTCCTCACGGCTTGGCCGTTTGGAAGGATCAGAGCCAGCGAGGCCGGCGTTCGCAAGTGCACGTCCGACAGCGCTCGACTCACAGTTTTCTAGGTGCGATGTCCGGTTGACATTGCCGTCCCCACGGGTTTCTTCTGCCCAGCCGGTAGCGATCAGGATGTCTCCAACCCACAGCTCTGCGCGGAATACGCAGCGGTTCTCCTGATAGTGCACCAGATGGGTGATGACGCGGGGCTGCCCGTCGGTCTGTTCCAGCCAGCGTGCAAGGCGTGCTGCTACCGGCTCGTAATCGTCAAGGTTGAAACCCATGTCGGGATGCTCCTCTTAGGTTGTCGGGTCTACTGTCGGGTTACGCCACACTAGCGCCGAAATCCGGCGCACATTCTCCAACGGGATGCACAGCAGCCCGTCCATGTTCCCGACGTCGTCAAGGGACTGGGCGAGGCTGATGTGTCCGGGCTTCTGCTCGATGTCGATCTGGTAGCCGACCGAATGGATGACGGCAGGGCCGGGCTCAACGTCGGTTGGGGCTGTCCAAGCGTCCGTGGCAGCGTGGGCGTCATGCCACAGCACCTCGACGAGAGCACCGGTCAGGCGAGCCATAGGACGTACTCGGACGCTACCCGACCGGCCTCGGGGTCAATGAAGTGCAACCGCTGGCTTGGCTTGGCTTGCGCTGCCAAATGTTCGGCTGCGTAGGTGTTGCCTGATTCGGGGCTGCCAGTCACAAACACCCGTCCGCCGTTACCGATCGTGATGCTCATGGGGTTGTGCCAGTGCCCCATGTAGCAGTCATCAAAGGCGGGGACGATGCCGGCTGCCCAGGCGGACACCCGTTTGATGATGGCGAACAGGGGGGTGCCGGAGAAGCTGCGGATCTCGTCGCCGTGCACGAGCAGGAGCCGGTAGTTGCCGATTGTGACGTGCTGGTACCAGTCAGCCGACAGCTGCCAGTCCACGTTTTTCAGGTCTTTGGTGTTGTTCTGGGTGATGCCGTAGGCGATCCGGTCAAAGTTGTCGGCTTTGGGTAGTGCACCGAACTTGCCGATCCGGCCGTGGTTGCCGTATTCGCCGATGACCCGCACCTTGGGGTAGGCGATCGCAGCCCGTCGGACAACCATTTCTAGGATTTGGCTGACCGAGAACAACTGGGCGAATAGGGTGCTGTCCACTTCGTATGCCTGCGCTTGGAAGATGTCAATGCCCTCGACCATGTCGCCACCGAACAGGATGACGCACTCGTCGACCGGGTGGTCTTTGCGTTGGATTTCCGTGATTTTGAGCGCTTTCTCAATGAACCTGCCGATACGGGCCGCGCACTCTGCCGAGTCATACGACGTCGTTGCCTTACCCAACTGCCAGTCGGTCAAATGCCAGAGGGCGACCTCGGCACGCTTGCCCGGTGTCTTGCGCAGTGGGGTGACCGGCACCCGTGGGTAGGTCAATGCGGCGTCGTGCGCTGCCCGATACACGATCTGTGCCATTTCGTCACGCTGTTTGCGTAGCTCCATGTACTGCCGTTGCGATCGGGCGAGGGCTTTGCGTAGCTGCTCGATCTGCTGGCCTTCGGTCAGTTCATCGTGAAGCGACATAACCCTCCAAACTTGCGCGGAAACGGTGCAGCGAACTTTCAACGGTGTGATGGCCGCGGGACGCGAGCAGGTCGAGGACGGGTTGCAGGCTGTATAGGTCGCCTCGACGCATGATCTCCAACCACTCGTCCTTGTCTGGGCTTGACTCGATGAAGTGGCGCAGTAGGGCGACTCGGTTGGTTGCGCCGTTCAGTTCGTCACGGAGCGACATCGTTGTCCTTGTGCTCAGGGCAAAACCAGTGCTGGTAGGGCTCGTAGCCCCAGCCGGCCTTCGCTGCGTACATGATTCGGGCTACCTGATCGTCGCAGTGGTAGGTGAAGTTGATCTGCTCGGCGCGGCTGCATCGTTCACAGACCACGGTGAATGAGAACGGGCGCCATGCCCTACCGGGGCGAAATGACCGGCGCATTAGAACGGCGACTCTTCCGTGTGGTTGTCCCAAGTGTCGAGCTCGGCGATCCGTTCCAGCCGTGCCAGCGATGTGCGGATGACGGCGATAGCCCGGTCGATCGCGCCTCGGAGCACGTCAATCTCGGCTTCCAGTTGTACTTCGCGCACGCTGGTCGGGATGTGCGGCTTAGTGGACGGGTGTGCGAACACTGCGTCCACAAGACCGCGAAAGGTTTCTTCGTTGTTGTCCATGTCGGGTCTCCTTGTCGGGTTACTTGGCGTCTTTGGCAGTGGCCCACGGGCCCCAGCCGTTTCCGTGTTTGTCCTCAGAGTATTGCCAGATCGCAAGCGCAGCGCGGATGTTTAGGGTCGCGTTGTACAGGTCGTCGCAGCTGTCGATGACGCCTTGCTCTTGGAGCCAGCCGATCTTGGTGTACCGGTTGGGCAGGCACCAGAACTGGTTGATCTGAAACAGGCCGATTGAGCCGCCGTTAGGGTCGAGGTTGTTGAGTTGCCACGGCTGGCAACGGGACTCGCGCCAGACAATCTCACCGGCATACGCCCACTGGTCAGCCGGCCAGTCACTCTTGACGAGCAGCCGGCTGACGTCACCACAATGCTCGATCGTGTTGTCTAGGTACTCGGTGGTCGGCGGTGGGCTCGGCACCGTCGTCGTAACGGGCAGGCTGGCTGGCACCTCCAGAACCGTCTCAGAGGCCTCAAAACGGGCTTCTGGGAGGGCTGGGAGGGCTGTGAGCAGTCCTAGGGCGGCTAGGACGCTAATGACGATTCTGAGCGCTACTACTTCCATGACTGGCAACCTCCATTGGGTAGGGCGCACCCCAGCCGCCGTCAGATTCCTGAAAGACGAGCTGGGCGTGCGTTACTTGTCCGGTGTTGTTGTCGAAGAACAGTTGCACCATGACGGCTTGCCCACGTTCCAACCTCGTGATGAGGGGTAGATAACGGGCCACCCTGATGCCTCCCACTTCGCCTTCCATCGGTACCTGCCACCCTAGCGGTGGTCGGACGGGTCAGCGAGGGATTTCTGGAAACACTGACGCCCACGCCTTACGGACGGTGGACGCGTTCTGCGCCATGAACGGGCTGATCTCAATGTGGTACCAGTCGCCACCGGGGGCACCGGACACGGTCTTGGTCTTGTAGTTCAGCCAGGCTTGCCGGTCGCAGCGCCATGCCCTGCCATGCGGTTCGGGGAAGTAGTCGATCAGCATTTCCAAGCCGAGAGTGTTGGCGTGGAGGATGACGCGATCCAGCCAGTCAAGGGTGGCGGCACGGCCGGACGGGTTGTTGGGGTGGTGTGCCCGTTTCCGGTAGGACAGGTCAACGGCGCGGCCGGTGGCGTGAACGCTCATGTCTTTCTTGCCACGCATTTCACGGACGCCGTAGGCGCCGTTATTCCACAAGGCGTTATTGGACGCTCGACGTGCCTCGATGATCCATTGCTGTAACCCGCCTTTGATGCCGGGTGCGATGCCGTCAAAGCCCGTATAGGGGCGGCTGAACGGGACGGACGGGTTAGCGGGGACTGCCACGGCCAAAGGCTGCGTCGTTCGGGTTCAGCCAGCGCAGCAGCGGTGGCACAACAGCAGCGAGCCCAGCGGCCAGCAGCTTCTTCGGGTCGGTCTCTCCTGCCAGGTACAGGGCGAGAGCTGCGCCGAGGAAGGATCGGGCGTAGGACGCCAGTAGGGCGCGGTCACGAGTGGGCACGGTCATCCTCCATGTGTGCGTCGAGCTTACCTTCGATGCGGCCGAGGGCTCTTTGGACGATGCCGTGGTCAGCGTGGTTTTCTTTCTTGGCACGTTGGATTAGTGCGACAAGGACGGAGAAACCGCCGGCGATGACGGCGACGATGATGCCAGTGGACATCTCACTCTGGGCGTTCGTCTGCCGGGGTGGATTCGCGGACGACCTCGATCCACGAGATCTCTTTGGCTGTGGCTTTGCGCTCCACCTCGTCGTATTGCACCATGATCGGATCAGACATCAGGGTCTCCTAGTCGCGGTAGCCGTAGACGTAGACGGCGCCACCGGTCATCGTGCCGGTCGACGTCGTCAGGGTGAAAGCCGTGTACGAAGTGGTGTCGGCAAGGTAGCCGCCTCGGAGGTGGAACTGTCCGGTCGTGGTCGAAGCCGCCGTGCCATAGAGGATGTGCGTGTTCTTCGTGGCGAACGGCTGAAACAGCTCAAAACGACCGTTCAGCGATGCGGTGGTGCCTTGCGCGGCACCGGGAAACGAAGTGGTGTTCTGGGCGTTGTCGCCCGTGATCGAGGCCGCAGCGTAAGACGCCAACTTCATGCCCGAGTAGTAGTAACCGGTGGCAGTGGAACCGAGCGTCAAGTTCAGGGTGTTCGTGGTTGACGCCACCCCACCCGAGACCAGCACCAGATAGTTGTCGTAGTCCGCGGAGAACGCACCGGACACGGCGACGAACGTCACTGCGGTGCCGATCGTCTCTTTCTTGACGAGCCACAAGCCGACCGCATTCATCTGTGCGGCCGTCAACACTTGACCGGCGACGAAGTCTGGGGGGGTTGCCATATGGCTCCTTAGGCTAGGGCGTTCAGGTCAAGTATGCCCGACACGGGGTCGTCCAATATCAGGGCTACGACGACGGTGGTGGGCGTTGTATATAGGCGGGTCGTCATGCCACGGTCAAAGGTGATCCGATGCTCGATGCCCTCGACGGACATTTCCTGCGACCGGCTGGTCGGGGTGCCCCCGATGATGATCTGTTTCTCCACTTGGATCGCGTCGCCGACGTCAATAACGGCAACCGTGTCCCGTTCAGCAGCTGTAAGACTCCCGTAAAACGTCTCCACCTGATCGAACCGGTATTCGGGTTCGGGGAACAGCAGATAGTTGGCGAGAGCCAGGCCGGCTGCGTTGTCGTGCACGAGGCTGCCGTCAATGTAGAGCGCCTTGATAAAATACTCGGCTTGCGATGCCAAATCCTCGGCGACCTGCTGGCTGCCGCCTGCCGGTGTGACGGCTACCCGGTTGACGATGTCCTCGGCAGAGAACGTGATCCCGAGCGCACGGTACGGGATGTCGGCACTGTTCGTGTCGGAAAACACCGCCACAGGGTTGGACAACACGACGCCGATCCGATCCTGTGAGACGAGCACGCCTTCGCGGTTGACGAAGATTCGGCCACGTTCAGCCGAATAGGTGATGTCGTCAAAGTATGCCTTGACGTTGGTGCCTTCGGGGATCGCGTAGGCGGTGCTGCCGCCGAGCTCGACGGTGCCGGTAGCGATGCTGCGTGCCGCACCTGATGGGTAGGCGACCTCGGCACGGTCAAGGATGGCGTTGACCCGTGCACCCGTCAGTTCCTTGGTCGGGTTGTGCGCGGTGAGGAAGGTTTGCGCCAACCGGTACAGGTTGTCGACGCAGTACACGGTGACCGTGTTGATGCCACCAAGCGCAAAGTTGTATTCGTAGTTGACGATGAACCCGACGAACAGCAGTTCTGGGTTGTTGGATTCGTCATACCGGGTAAACCTGACGAGCCGGCCGGGGGCGAGGCCGGGGACGTCGGTGATGTCGTCGTAGTAGGGGCTGTCCTCGTCAAACGGGTTGAACACGCCGTCGGCGAGGCTGTCGTCCAGCACAAAGGTCATTGAGCCCGAGGGGAACGGGTCGTCAATGTCCTTGCGTCCGCGGCTGATACTTGCCGACAGGACGCCGTCGGTGATGGATGCGTAGGCGGTGGTGCCGTCCAATACGGCGGGGCCGTCAAGGGTGCCGCTGTTGGCAGAGTCCAGCCGCAGTGCGTCCGGGCTGAACCCAATATCTACTTCAAGGTCAAAGGTGCCTGCGTTGGGGACTACTGCGGTAGGCATCAGCGGATGGCAATGTCTGCGGGGCCGGAGACGTTGGTGTACTGCTTGATGGCGTCCACCACAGCGTTGCCGATGTCTGCGGAGGTGGCGAGGCCGCCGTTGACGTTGACGGTGACGTTCATGCCAGCAAACGGGTCATATCCGGCAAGAAAGCCTTCGGGTGGGGTGAAGTTGGACAGGTCAAGACCGAACCCAGCGGTTTGCCCCATTGAGGGTGCAAGCTGCGCGCCGAAGTCAACTGCCGCGCCTCCGCTCAATGGGATGCCACCAGACCGGCCGCCACGCGACCCACCCGACGTACCACCGGACACGCCACCGATCGTGCCGATCTGGGGGACAGGGAAGTTTGCGCCACCGGTCACAGCTGCCGGAGGGCCCAACGTGGCCGGCGGCGTATAACTGGGTAGCGAGATGTCCTCGGGGTTTAGTTGTGGAAGCCCAGTGATACGGGCGATGGCGTTGTAGGCGTCGATCACAGCCAGCAGTGGGGCGATCAAATAGCGCAGTTTGTAGACCAGCCTGCCGACCATTGATTCTGAGTTTTTGAGTGCGTCGGAGAACTTGAACATCGCTGCGGTTGCGGCGACTGTGTAGACGATCGCCAGCGCCCACGGGTTGACGCTCATTGCAAAGTTAAGTGCGATCACTGCGGCTGTCGTGATGCCCACGGCGTAGGTCATCGCAACCAGCGTTTCGGTGTTCTTGGCAGCCCAATCTGCGAACCGTTGGATGACCGGCAGGATTGATTCCAGCACGGGCAGGAACGCTGCACCCAGCGACTCGGTCGCCTCGTTCATGCTGTTACGGAAGATCTGCATCTTCCCAGCCGCTGTCTCAGCGTTGGCCGCTGCAGCCCCACCAAAGGTTTGGGCGAGGACGCGCATCACCTCGTCAAGCGACGCGCCCTCCTTGATGAGCGCAGCCATCTCAGGCGACAGAGAACGCAGGCCGCGCATGTTGCCGGCGTATGCCATAGCCAGCGCCTCGGACACCTGCACCAAATCGCGGTTTGTGGCGATGCTGATGTCCGTCGCCAGATTTAGCGTGGTTTGCGCCTGGTTGATGTCTTTGGTGCCGCGGACAAGAGCTGCCAGCGCAGGCCGCAGCTGGTCATCCGCAACACCGGTCGCTCGGGACAGCGTCGATATGTACTGTTCTGACGAGGC